GCAAAGTATATTTTCAAAAGCTCAATCTGGTATGGATGCAGCTACAATATCTGCAAAAATGAGAGGTATTTATACTGAGAAAGAAATCAAAGCTATATTAGGAAGCCCGCTTATGAAGAAGCTATCGGAAGTTAAAGCACAACACGCAGCGGGATTAGCTGGAGTACATCAGGGATTCATTGAAGAATTGCATAAAGCAGATGGAACTAAAATTGGCGATAATAAGCCAAATGGTCCTGCGGTTGAAACATATGTTAGAGGTACTCTTAAAGCATTACATATAGATACATATGTTACAAATTTTGATGGTAAAGTACAAATTGAAATGGGTGGAGTTGGTTGTACTCCAGTTGATGTTAGAGGATGTATGGCATCTTTATCTGGATTTAAAGGAGATATTAATTCTGAAAAAGGTAGAGCTGCTTTGGTAGACCACTTATCTAAAAATGTAAAAGTTGATTCTGATAGTGATGCTGTGTATTTGGTTGGTGATAACGGACAAAGAACATATATAGCTAGTGATACTTGGAGACAGGCTGGTTCATCTAAAAAGATTGCAACTGGATTTGGTTCTAATTTAAGAAAATGTTTAAAAAAATCAGTATCTAGTAGGTTATCAAATAGAAAATCTAAAAAATAATCCGTTTTTACCCTTCCTTTTGGTTTTTGATATTTATAGACAATAAAAAGAAATAAGAGGAAGAATGAAGACACAGTTACTTTGTACATTTACAACAAAGGAGGAGTTACAAAACACTCTACAACAAATAAGAGAGACTTATCATATAGTCTACAACTATATCTATATATTACAAAACAAATCCAATTTAGAGGAATTGTTTGTAACTTATAATATAGATACTGCTTTCCAACCGGAGACTCCATTGGAAAATACAATCCTAATACATAGAAAGAAAGAATCTAATTCACTTTACACTATCAATGCTCTTAACGAATTGGTTAAAGAGGAAAATGGTGGGGTGTTAGATACATCTTTTGTCATTAATTGGCAGAAGTTTAAGAATTCAATCATATTAACAAACGCCGAAGGTACTAAGAAAATACAAACAAGAGTTTTTGAAGTAATTGATTTCGGACAAGGAAATAAAGAAGTTACGGAAGAACAATCTAAATAATTTTTATTATGTTATTAAAAAAAGGTGATAATAACGAAAACGTAAAGTTAATGCAACAAAAGCTGGGTATTGAGCCGGCGGTAACTAACTTTGGACCTAAAACTGAAGCAGCTGTAAAAGAATGGCAAGCAAAGAATGGTTTAACTGCAGATGGTATTGTAGGACCATCAACTTGGGCAAAGATTATGGGAGAATCTGCAGCAGCTCCTACTCCAATCGTATCTGCACCAATAGCACCAGTAGGTGGATTAAAATTAGATAAATTAAAAGGACATATTCCTGATGCAGTAATCGCAATGATTCCTGATACGGCAGCTAAGTTCCAAATTAATACTCCATTAAGATTAGCACACTTCTTAGCACAATGCGGACATGAGAGTGGTGGATTTAGAGTAACGCAAGAAAACCTAAACTATTCAGCTAAAGGATTGGCTGGTATCTTTAAGAAGTATTTCCCAACTGAAGCAGCAGCAACTCCGTATGCTAGACAACCACAAAAGATTGCAAACAAAGTATATGCAAATCGTATGAGTAATGGTTCTGAAGCAAGTGGAGATGGTTACAAATTCAGAGGTAGAGGATATATCCAATTAACGGGTAGAGATAACTACACTCAATTTGGTAAAGCAATTGGTGAAGATATAGCAAATAACCCAGATGTAGTTAGCAGTAATTATGCATTATTATCCGCAGCATGGTTCTGGTCTAAGAATGGATTGAACAAATTAGCAGATGGTGGAGCAGGTGATACTGTGGTAACATCTATTACTAAAAGAGTAAATGGAGGAACAATCGGATTGCCTGACAGAATCAAACACTTTAAAGAATATTATCATTTATTGGCATAAAAATTTGGTAGATTTCTAAAAAAGTTGTATATTTATAGTATAATGTAAAAAAAATGGCAAATATTAGATTAAAAGAATTATTATCTGAAGCTGAAGACTTTCAAGCTAGAAGTAAAGAAACTGGAAAGTTAGTACACTTTAAATCAAAAGATACATACCAAGCTGCAATTAAAGCTGGTACTCACTTAGACCCTAAAGCTAAAAAAGGCGGAACTGCTAAAGCAGCTACAAAACCAAATGATATGTTTGGTGGAGATTATGCAAAAGATAGAGGTGGTGAAACTTCTAAAGATAATACATCAATCGATGGACAAACTGATGATGAATTATACGATGCTTTGTATGATATGGGATATGATTTCGGAGAACTTGGTAGTGATGATTTTGATGAAGAAGGATTTGCCGATGCAGCAATGAATTTAGGTTACCGATATGATGACAAGAATAAAGTATGGAATCATAGAGATACAATGGATAGTAGTGAATCTCCTAAATCAACACCAACTCCAAAAATGTCTGGAAATTGGAAACCTGACGAAGATGGTAAATTGAGTTCAGACGCAGCAGATGATGTAAGAAATTATTTAAATGATGTAATAGGCGCTGATGGTATGGCTGAAATAGATTATAATACTGGAAATATTCAATATGGGTTATCGGATGGTGAAAATAGTATATTTGTTGGTAATGATGGTGGTACATATAATGTATCATTTGAAGGACCTTCTATGGATTTAGATAAAATTGAACAATCGTATAAATCATTCAAAAATCCAAAAGATGCATTATTATATGCTGGTGAATTAGCAAAAGCAAATAGGAAAGAATTGGAACAAAAGCAAGAATCAACGAAACTAACATCAATGATTAAAAAATAACTAAAAGGGAGAAACTAAAAATTCTCCCTTTTTTTATTTGGTAGTATCGGGTATTTTTCGTATCTTTGAGTAAATCTCAAACCCATATAAATGCTTAATTCGGTTATAAAATATACTTCAAAAAAGATTTGGAAAGTCCAATAAATTGTTGTATATTTGTAATCTCTTTATATTTATATACATAGAGGGTGAAGGACACTCACCTAAATAAAACCATAAAACATAAACTCTTAAAACGTAAAAAAATGGCTATTAACTTAGACGCAATCAGAGGTAGACTGAACAAACTACAAAGCACAACTTCAAAGAAAGTAGAACTTTGGAAACCAGCTCCGGGCAAACACACTATTCGTTTAGTCCCTTACAAATTCAACAAAGAGAATCCTTTTATTGAATTATTCTTTCACTACAACATTAACAACAAATCTTATCTATCTCCATCTTCTTTTGGCAGACCTGACCCTATCGTTGAGTTCGCTGATAAGTTGAAAAGAATGGGTGATAAAGAAGATTGGAAAGCTGCCAAGAAAATGGAGCCGAAACTTAGAACATTCGTACCAGTATTGGTAAGAGGTGAAGAAGGTGAAGGTGTAAGATTTTGGGGCTTTGGAAAGACAGTTTATCAGGAAATCTTAGGTTACATCGCTGACCCTGATTATGGTGATATTACTGACCCAAATGAAGGTAGAGATATTACTGTTGAAGTAGTATCAGCTGAAGACAGTGGTACTTCTTACCCTGTAACAACAATCCGTGTTAAACCAAAAGAAACTCCTTTAGCAGCAACTAAAGAAGAAACTGATAAGTTTATCAATGGACAAACCGAAATCACAGACCTTTACCAAGAGTTGACTTATTCGGAATTGAAAAATGTATTAGAAGGTTGGTTAAACCCATCCGCTAATGGTGATGAAGATACATCTACTGCAGCAGTAGAAACGTTAGCATCTACCGCAAAAAATGATGAAGCACCATTTGATGTTGATGACGTAAAATCAGCACCAAAAGAATCACCGAAGAAAATCGATGATGTAGCATCAGCATTTGATGACCTTTTCAATTCATAGTAAATAAGTAACAACATGGCGAAAGCAACGAAAGAGGTAGACTTAGCAGAAGTGCTAGCGGACTCCCTAAACAAACAAGCAAAAGACCAAAAGGTAGCATTCTTTTTGGACAACAATGACTCCCCTACAAACGTAGAAGGTTGGGTATCAACCGGAGCATCAATGTTGGATGTGGCAATCTCTAATAGACCTTATGGAGGTTTGCCTGTTGGTAGAATTACCGAAATTACGGGATTAGAACAAAGTGGTAAATCATTAGTATCAGCTCACTTACTTGCCGAAACACAAAAGTTAGGTGGTATCGCTGTATTGATTGACACGGAGAACGCCGTAAGTAGAGAATTCTTAGAAGCCATTGGAGTAGATACAGCCAAATTATTGTATGTAGCAGCTGAG